ATATCCATTAATGATAAATCTTTACCACCACCAACAGGTTCCTCAAATCCTAAGAATGCTTTTGGTACACGTAACGCAGTTAATAATTTCTTTTGGATATATTCGATATCGGCAATCTCACCTAAGTTCTGTGCACCTGCTAATGTCTCAATTGGATTAGGTGCCGCAGGGTCACGTACAGGAATAAAATAATCTTGGTCAACCGCCATCTGATTAAATCTTAAATCCACATTACCTGTTTGAGAATCAACAACCTGACTTCTCTTAAATTTGTTAGCAACACGTTGTACGTATGGTTCAACATCTTTGTCATCCATGTTACCAACGAATACTTTGAATACACGTCTTTCAGGGGCTCTTGATGTACGATAAATCAACATCGCATCCTCAGATAACAATAACTGTTTCCAAATACGTCTTGCTTTTTCTAACATTGAAGTACCATAAGGAAGTTTTCTGTCATCACCCAATAAACGGAAGTGAGCAATTTCCCATGTATTAAATTCCATGTCTTTTACTTTCCATTTAAATCTCAAACCTTTGTTTTCGATAGGTTCATCAACGTTAGCTGATTTTGCCGCCATACCTCTTTCCAAACGTTCAATCTCAATGTTTGGTAATTGCATACAACCAATAATTCCCTTTTCAGAGTCTAATTTCAAATAAACAAAGTTATCACCGTACTTACAAGTGTTTCTTGTCCACATAGGTAAGTTAGTATTAACATCTAAAACATTGTTAAATAAATCCGCAAGAATTGATTTGATACGATTAGATTCTGAGTATATTTGTAACATGTAACCGTTTTCATCAATTGTTGTTGATTCTTCACCGTAGATGTCTAATGCTGCAGAAATCTCAGGAGTATACTCCATAGATTCGTAATCGTAAAACGACGCTAAACGTGTTGGTTCATAATAAACCGCTTGTGTGTATAAATTACTTTCTATTTTAGACCATTGGTTGGCTAAAAAATAAGTTTGTTGTGCTTGTAATTTTTCCTTCTCATAATCGGCTTTAGAAGTTGTTTTTAACAATTCTTTTTTGTCAAATTTATAAGTAGGATAATCTTGATTTAATAACGAATTTGGTCCAAACGCTTGTGATAAACGTTGCCAAACCGTTAGATTATTTTGTTGATTTTCCATATTAGAATTTTAATTATAAATATCAATATCTAAATAGTTTATCGTCTTCCTGAATTACCAAATAACCATCCATAAGTTTCATAATCATTTCTTGATGGGGCATATCCGTTAGTTTGTCTCATTCTATCTTGATAATGCGGGACAACAGGATTAAAATCTAAAGTTTTACCAGCTTCCTCATTATCACTAACAGTCCAAGATTCTAGCATAGATTTTGTAAGTTCCGTAACTTTAGTTAAATTACTGAATGACGATTCCCCAACATAAGTGGCCATCGCAATTGACATAAGTAAATCGTCATGTCTACCTTTTTGGTGGTCAGGTCTACCATTGATATAAATGAACGTATCCATTTCATTATATAAACGATGACTATAAATTCTAAATTCGTGTCTCATCGCTTCTTCATATGATGCGATAATTTGAACACGTTTATTGTTAAAGTTTATACCAGGTATTTTTTCGGCTGATTTAGGATTGTATTTCCAAGTATTACCGAGCTCAACACCGTCAACATATAGATTTTTATATCCTAACTCTTGTAATTTACGTGACGTTGATACACCCATACCACCCGTGATATCGACAACTATAAACGCAGAATACATATTACCCCATTTATAACATATCTCAGCCATAGTATCTGGTGGTAATTTACCAACGAATTCAGCAACTTGTTCACGAGTATCAAAATCAACAATTTGGAATGAACTAAAATCCTCACTATCCCCACGACTGACATCGACACCCATTATGTATTTATGTCCAAGAACAGGTTCTTTCCAAATCCATAATTGATTACCCAACATTTTATTTTGGGGTTCTAATAAATAATTTTCACGTATTTTTTGCATCAATCTTGAATCGAATACATTATCACCTGAACCAAGGAAGTTACATTCTAACTCTTGAGAAACTTTACGTTTATCATATTTAAGTTTCTTAACCATTTTCTCAAACCAATCAGAACAAGGTTTGTACCCATTATTGATTAATTCTTTAGCATCTTCAAAGTTACGTTCCTCAAAAGGTTTTTCGGACCAACTAATTATTTTTTCAGGACCATATTCTTCTTTGTTTAGTAAGTAATGAATTGCGTCATCAGTTTTAACAAAAAATAAGTCACTAGTATAACGAGGGTCACGATACCAATACATTTCCGTAATTTTGAAATCATTCATTCCACGTAATGCTTGGTCATAAATTTCGTAGTAAATTGGGTCATTACCATTTGGTGTTGAAACCACAATTACTTTACCCCCTGTAGATAGGGATGCCATACACGCTGACCAGAAATCACTGTCAGCTTCGATAAACGCAGCCTCATCAAATACAAGTATTGTTGGGGTAAATCCACGTAAGGCATCTTTGGATGTTGCAACTGCTTTTACTTCACAACCATTATTTAGTTTCCAATGTTTAGTTGACTTTTTATTTGGGTCAATACCAACATTAATCCAACTTGGCCATTGTGTTGTAAACATCCTAACTTTGTTCGCCATCTCAATTGATGTATCAAGTTTGTTGGAGATAATAAGAATTTTTTCGGGTTTTTCTTTTTTAGCGAATGCTAATTTTTTAGATATCCAAGCGGCGGTAACTGTTGATACCCCCGCCTGTCTATATTTTAATGCAATGTTTTCATTATATTCTTCGTAATCCTGTAACAAAGTAATTTGGTCAGGGAATAATTCTAATGGAACATATTTTGATACTGTATTATCGTATGTTTGTAGATATGTTTTCAACGCATATGAAGTATCTCTCATACACTTTACATATTCTAATAATATTTGTTCTTTATTTAATGACATTTATTAATCCTCATCCATCCAAGACATATCATCGTCTTCGTCTTCATCTTCGTCAGGTGTATTCCCATATTGTTTTTTAACCATATATGATGGGTTTTGTTCCATTTGTTTTCTAAGACTTCTTGATTTATCCACTAATTCTCTAATATAATTTTCTGCGAATTCAGGGTCTTCTAAACCTAATGTAAATAAAGATTTAGTTAATTTAAATAATTTATCTTTATTTTCATTAGATAAAAATTTAAGTAAGAATGGTGTTAATTCCCTTTGTTCATTTACATTAGTAACAATTCTATTGTATATTTTGTAAAATTCTATGTAGAATTTTTCACTATAAACTAAATCATAAGCTTCAATTTCTAATGATGTTGCGGCTTTTTTAGTAAGTTCTCTTTGACCTTTATCTTTAGGACCACCAGCTGATGTGAAAAACATAATAACACCTTTAATTAATTCATGAACTAATAATGGTAATGTTGCGGCTCTTGCCTCAATAACAAATGGACCTGTAGCTTTTTTAGGTTGTCCTGATGATTGTCTTTCAGGTTCTTGTGATGATTTTCTTTCAGGTTTTTCTGATTCTTCTTCATCATCATTAGATGATTTACTTTTAGGTTGTTCAGAATCTTTTGGTGGTTTAACTTGGATTTGACCAATTTGTCCTCCACCTGAACTACCAACTCCACCGATATCATCAAATAACCAATACATGTGTAACATAATTGGTTGTATAACATTTGAAATTTCAATAATTCTATCACCACCAGGTAGTTCTGAAATTTTATCAGCACAAATTTCATAAGCGTTTGAATAGTATAATGACATACCTCTTCTAAACATATTAATAATCATTCGTCTTGATACCTCATCAGAAAATTCGTTTTTAGCTTTCTCAACAGTTGCTGGTGAAATTTTAAAAGTTGACTCAACTGATTGTTTAACTTTCTCTTCATCAAATTCAACACCTGCAGATTCAATATCACGTTTTAAATCTTCAATCTTTTGTTGTTTTTCAGCATCAATGTCAGCAAATTTTTCAGCAATTTCTTCATCAGAAATATTATCAACTTTTTCTTTCATCCCTTGAAGTTTTCGTAAAAAACCTGTCGTAAGTTTTCCGTCCAATCTCAATTTTGCGTTAAAGAACTCTCTATCAATACCCATAGCTTTTTCAACTGACTCTGATGCGATTTCCTCAATCTCTTCTTTGTTTCTCATTTGTAGTGAAATTAATTCACCCATCAATTCACCAACAACACCCATGAAAACACGGAATGCGTTTTGAGAATCAGTTTTAAGATTTTGATTTGCAATCGTCAAACGTCTATCAATACCTGAATGTCTACCCAATAATTCTTCTAAACGAACTATTGAATCTTTAAATGCCATTGAGGTAAAGAAATCTACTTGTGCTTGTGTTAAACCAAATTTACTAAGTGGTAATTCACCTCTTTCAATTTTTCCTTGTAAATTTCTACTTGGTCTACCACCACCAACTTCAGAACCAAATGTCATTGGTGCTTCATTGATTTCTGATTTAACTCTTTCTAAAAGAATTTTTTCATCTTTAGTTAAACCTTCACGAATTAATTTTTTTTCTAAAGTTTTTTTAACTTTAAAAAACTTTTCCATATTTTTGTTTAAGCTCATCTTGTAAATTATTTAATCATTCTATTTTTTTTAACTTGACTCATAAAAAATCTAAAACCATTAGATTTTGCTTCTGGGTCATCTGATGGGTCAGGGTCGTCAAATGGGTCAAAATCAGGTTTTG